CCGTCGAGAAACTGAGAAAAGGTGCGTATGCGCTGAATGTCGCAGCCGACCAGATCGCCATAGGTGTTAACCATCGCCTGAAAGATGCCGTTGGTGTTGGCGAGCTTGATCTTGGGCGTGGGCAGACCGCCGCCGGCTACGATTTCGAAGCCTTTGAACTCGACATCAACTGGCGTGTAATAGATGCCATTGAAGGTCACGCCAGATGCCGCGCCGGCTATGGTGTTCTGTGAGAAATAGGCGATAGGGCCACCGAGCGGGCTCGTATCCAATTTGAACAAGGAGACAAGAGCGCCTGGCGCCGAGCTTCTCTGTGCTGCGATAAGATTGGTCATGACGTCCTTCTGGCCGAACCTCGATCATAAGTCAATAATGACGTGTCGTCCATCAGTTTCCTATGCTGAAATCCTGAACCAGGGTCGCCGTCATCGATCGAATACCGCCGCTACCTCGCTTCACCGTCCAAACCTTGCAGATCCATTGCTTCGCGGTCGTCTCATCGGAGATCGTATAGAGAAATGGGATGTAACCGCCTTGACCGACGAAGAAGGCGTCGATCGCGTTAGCCTGGGTCGGCAGCAGCGTCTCCCAGCTCAGATTCACGGTATCCCGAATCCAGTTGATACCGTCGGCCGAGGCTTGCGTGTAGCCGTCGCCGAACTCCGTCTCTAGGAGCTTCGGCTTGGGCTTGCGATCGGTTCCCGGCGAGGGCGCGGGAACCGGGCTGAAGGTGTTCATCGTCATGTCAGATTCCTAATTCACAGTTATTGCGCGAGCATATTTCCGGGCCGCATCTGATTCATCAGCTCAGAGACGACCGTTTCGCGCGCGACGCGCTCGACGTGGTCGCCCACCTGACGCGCGAGATCGGCGTTCTGTTCCGCGGAGCCGCCCGCGGCGTTCAGCGTGATGTTGTTGTTCACGTTAATCGCGTGACCGCCACCCGAGCCGCCGATCGTCATCGCCTTCATCTGGGCTTTGGTGAAAACACCTTCGCCCTTCTGAGTGATGATCGGCACTTCATCCGAACCAATCACGCCGCCCGTGTGGAAGCGAGGCGCTCCATGGAAAGCCTCCCAGGCCGCGAAGCGCGTGGGTACGCCAGCGGCGCCAACGATGTCGCCGCTATGGTGAATACCAAACATAGCGCCAAGCGAACCCATGATGCCGCCAATGCCGCTAGGCTGCATTGGACCGGTCGGACCCACGACGCCACCCTTACCACCGCCGCCGCCAAGAGCCTCGCCGCCAAGTTTACTAGCGCCGCCGCCAGCGACGCTGGTGAACATTCCGGTCAGTCCCGTGCCGCCCAAGAGACCAGATGTGGCGCCCTTCAGCGCGGTCGACAGCAGGCTCTTTTCAATACCATCCGCGATACCCATCCAATTCGCGCGGTGGGTCATGATCATCGAGGTCACGCCATCGAGCGCCGAGCTCATCGCCCCAGCCATATCGGACTGAACGTTCTTTGATACATCGCCCCAAGCCTGCATCTCCTTGCCGATGGGGCTCTTAGCGGCCAGGGCGGCTTCCTGATAGGCTAAGTCCTTATTAGCCTTGGCTTCAAATTCAGCCTTCTGTTCGAGCGACCCGTGAAAGTTAGCTACGTCCCGATCATAGCCTTCCTTAGCGAGACTAATTACCTCGGCGTCGCGCTCGGCTTCCGTCATCGTGGCCTGCTTCGCGGCTTCAACCTTCTTATTGAGCGCATCAAGCTTTTGCACCGAGTCGAGGCTCTCGCCGCTCGACATGGTGTCGGTTCTTAGCTTCTCCGCCGCGACGACATGCGGATCGTTGGGATCCTTGTAAAGCGCGCGCTGCTTGGCGACGTTCTTATCCAGATCCTCTCTCAGACGAATTAACGCTTCGGATACGCCCTTGCCGCCGCTTTTGATCCCGCTCATGAGGTTCGCCAGATCGTCGTTAATCTTCTGGCTCTTTTCCGTCATGCTCTCCGAGGACGCCTTAGCGGCCGACTGAAGCTTCTCATGGTCGGCATACGCCTTCGCCGCCACGTCGGCTTTATCCGCCATAGCTAGAAAATCCTTGAACGCGGGGTTCGCCGGATCGATAGAATGAGCGCTCGAATCGAGACCGCCGTCGTGAATTTTCTCAAGCGCCTTCGCGCGATTGGTGCCCACGCCATCGGCTTCAAAGTCGCGACGCCCGAAAACCTTCTTAAACTCATCCATCATCTCGCGTATTGCGAGGTTGGCGTCCTCCATCTTCTTTTGCGCCTCTAGCGTACCGATCTGGCCCATCTTGAGACCTTGATCAGTCGATAGATTGAGAGCGGAAGACACGGATGGCGTTTTCGGTACGGATGGCGCTGTCGGTACGGATGGCGCCGCCACCGGCAGCGAATTCGCATATTGCGTCCACTGATCGGAGTTGCGACCGGCGCGAACGATATGCGAATTCTTTTCGTCATCGAAAGCTCGCACTTTATCGCCAGCCGTGCCTTCCATATCCAGGTGAAGATGGGTGTTCGAGATGCCGATGCCGCGAAAGCCGGCCATGACGCCCGCGGTGACGGCCGCGGTGTACTGAGCGTCCGTCATCCCTGACGTGGAGATATCTACGGCCTGGCCCTTATAGTGCAAGGAATTCTTCGCATGGTCGCCCTCCGTCGTCGAGTTAACTGTCAGCGTGCCAAGCGTAGCCTCCATCGCCTGAAGCGCGTTTTTCACTTCAGAGGTGATCTTATCGTTCGCGCTCGTCTGCGCCGAGCCCGGTCCCGCGTTACCAAAGTGAATACCATCGGCCCAATTCGGAGAAGGCTCGGCGCCGCCCATGATCGAGCCGTTCAGCGTCGGGTTGCCTGTCGGAACGTTGATACCATTGGCGCCGCCAAGGAGCGCGAGAAGCGGGTTATTACCGCCCTGCGAAGCGGCGGCGGCAAATGTAGCGCCAGCGCCTTTCATAGCGTCGCCGGTTCCCCGCAGCGCGTCGTTCAGATTATTGATCTTACTGACCAATGTTCCGCCAATCGCCTGTTCGAGCGTCGCGCCAAACGTCTTCGCGGTTTCAGTATTGGAGATGATTTGCTGCCGCAGCGCGGTTAGACGCTGCTGCTCGACGGTCTCGCCGCCATGACCCGCGAAGTGACCCTCCCGAAGCTGCTCCATAAGCTGCTCGGACTCACTATTCTTGCCGAATTTATCCTTAAAAATACCTTCTTTCAGCTTGTCGATAGTTTCATCCAGCGCCTTGTCGAGCTTGTGATCGCCCTCCATGATCTTATTAAGATCATCGGCTTCTTTCTTAGCTTCTTTAATTTGCAGAATCAGGTTACGGACGAACTCGCTATCGCCATTGGCCCGCTCCATGCGCGTCCAGGTCTCATAGAGCCTCTCAGCCTCATAATCAGCGCCGCGAATACCAGCGCTATAGCCGCCAATGCTCTCCTTGAGCTTCTCGAGTTCGGTCTGCGCCTTCTCAATCAGCGCCTTATCGTCTACAGGCTTGACGTTCTTTTGCAGACCCATGACTTGATTTTGCGTCTGTAACTGTTGACGTCTTAGGTCAAGAATACGCTTCTCCGCATCAGCCTGAACTTCGATATTCGCGTTCTTTTGCTTGAAGTCTCCCGTTTCAGCGACCTTCGCTGATAGCGCGGCCTCTTCCTTGATCGCGGTGATCTGTTCGTCGTAGTAACTCATGTTACGATCATGCACTAGCTGTTCGTATTCAGCCTGGGCAAGCGACGTAGACTTTTTCTCGTTGGCGAGTTTGGTGTATTTTTCACCGTATTCGTCTGCGTCTTTATTAGCCTGACGATTATAGTCACGCTCCTCCTTCATCTGCGTCTCATCCATTGACGTGATGTAAGGCTTGGCGTTTTTCTTCGCGTCGTTCTTGTCACCTTCGGCGTAGTTCTTACGCTCCTCAATACGGAGATCCGACATCTTTTTCTCCTGTTCGGCGTAATCGATCTTCGCGGCTGCGCGCTTCTGCTCCCAGCTCCTAGAATCGCCTTCTCCATCAGGATTAGCTGAAAGAGTGCCAAACTGTTGGTTCTTCGCGTTCTGATACCACTCAGCCGTTTTCCTAAGACTATCGAGCTTCGCCTGCTGCTGCTTCACAAAAGGGTCGCCAGATTCAGCTGCTTCGCGTGACGCCGCGCCGTAATGCTCTAGGTTTTCCCAGGCCTCCTTCGCCTTATGATTAAACACGTCGAAATATTCAGAGAGAAAACCGACCGCGGCCATCGCAATAGGAGCCGCGACCGCGATCCCCATGAAGCCGGTCGCGATCGCCGGCAAGAAGGCGATTAGGTTCCTACCGCTGCGAGCAAGGGCGCTGGTTCCGGACTCAGCTTCAGCTACAGCCAGACGCTCGGAGGCGGCTGCAACACCCAGCGCGCTCGCGTTAGCGGCGACGGCGTCTCGTTTCGCGGTCGCCTGCGCCCTGATCGCGGTCAACTCCGCTTCATTCTGCTGAAAGTCTGTTCGCGCGACGGTTTCCGGAGTCGCGCGCGCTACACGGAGCGCTTCGTTGTACCGAACCTGCGCGACGGTGACGCGGTCTATTGCGTCAGCTTCAGCCTGAAGCTTAACGTTCGTTAGTTCGATCATATCGCGATGCAGCTCCTCCTGAGCTCTCGTCGCGGCTTTGTTTAGATTGGCCTGAGCAAGCTCAGTGCGAGCCACACCGCCACTCAAATGCGGCTGCTCATCGGCTCTAGCCTGGGCCGCATCCGCCCTGACGCGCTGATCCTTGATATTCTGTTTCGCCGCCTCGACAGTCTTCATACTAGCGAGCTCTGCGGCAGCGATCTCGGAGTTGAGCGTCTTCTTGGCGTTGAGCTGCTTAGCTTCCAGATCATTCTGCTCGATCAGGGTGCGCGATCCGGCGCTGGGCTGCGTATCGGCGAGCCGGCGCATCTCATCGGCGACACTCTGCGAGTTACCCGCGCGAACGTGAGCCGTGCCGGCGGCCTGTCGTGCCTCTCGCAGCTCCCTCTCCGCCACAGCCTGACGCTTCAGCGCCGCGGTGGCGCTGTTAATCTCGACAGCATCGAACGCCGTCGTCCACTGAGCTTTAATAAACGTCAGTTCCGTCTTGATGCTGCCTAGTATGCCGATAAGACCGCCAATACCCCCGATCGCTAGTTTTACGCCAAATCCCATAGCCATCGCTTCGCCGGCCGCGACGATCTCTTCTCTGAATTTTACAACCCAATCGATCGCGCTTCGGATATCGCTTACGATAGCGGTAAGATCCTGACCGAGCGTGTCGCCCAGACCCTTAGCGGTGCCGCTGGCGAGAAACTCGTTAAAGTCGACCGCCTGCTTCTTAATAACCTCGAAGAAGCCGTTGGCGTTCGGCAGACCGCTCTCAGACATCGGCTTGCCGACGTTGATGATCGCCAAATCTTGAAGCAGAAGCGCGGTACGGCCAATCTGACCGTTGAAGGTCTGCATCTGGCGCACGGCCGCGCCGCCAAAGGATCGCTCGAACTCGAGATTCAAGGCTTGAATGGTGCTCTTAGCGTCAACGGTGCCGGTGTGAATATCCGACATCATCTGGCCGTAGGACTCGCCGACCGATCGCGCCATGAGCTTCGCGGCCGAGGGGATCGCCATCATGAGCTGATTACGCAGCTCCTTCATCTGGACGACGCCCTTACCGGCCATTTCCTGCATAGCCAAGGAAGCGCGGTTTAGTTCGCTATCGCCGCCACCGAAGGCCGCGACGGCGTCAACAAGCGCCTTCATACCGCCAGCCATGGGGTCGAGCCCAGCGGCGTTCAGTCGAACAAAGGCGGTATGAATGGCATTCAGAGAGAACGGCGCGTCTTTCGCCATGTTCCGGAGCTGAGTGACGCTTTCGGTCGCTTCCTTCAGCGGGTCTTGCGCCACCGAGAGCGTCTTCATGATCGTAACCATGCGCTCGAACTCGGCGTTGACGCCGACAATCTCTCGAACCCATGACGTCGTCGCGGTCTCGACCATGCCGAGCGCCTGGTGCGTGAGCCCCAGAACAACGGTTACGTCGCGTAGCGTGCTTAGAAAGCTCTTGGAGCTATCTTCCATCTTTCGGATGGAAGTAACGACATTGCCGGCCTTGCTTTCGAACTTAGTGAGCGACTCGCCCGCACGCAACATGCCAGACGAGAACGAGCCGTCATCAAGTTCGAGTTCAACTTTCAAGGCCATAAAACTATACCTTCAACTGAAGCCTTATCGAAAGGCGCTTGCGAGAGACTTCAAAGACTGAAGTCCGACTTTATCCAGCTGTTCGGTCAGCTTTTCAGCCGCGACGTCTATCTCCGCGACCGTACCCATTTGCTTTCTCAGGTCGCTCATGAGTAGTGAGAGACCTTCACCGGACTGAACGCTTGCGCCTATCATCGCGGTTTTGATGGATTCTTCGGCCGTTATTCTATCGATATTTCGATGCATTAGCCAGAAGCGAGCGATCGGCATTTTAAGTACCGCTCGATCGCTTAGGCTATAGAATCGAACTACGCGGCAGAAGACGTATCCGAAGTCGTAAGACTTGACGTTGCGGGAGGGTTTGCGGCAGCATCAGCCGCAACCTCCCCGTCAGCTTTACGCTCGCCGTTATGCGTCTTGGCGAACTCGAGAATCTTATTGAGACTCGCCAGCGGCAACTGAATCAGCATTTCGTGAGTGAGGGTCTTGAAGGATCGGCCGATCATCTTCGTCAGCGTGCCGATCTCGGTCTCGATGTCGGTGGCGACGGCGAGAGCCTGCATATCCTTGGTGTTGGCAATCCACGCCTCGACCGTCACAGGGGATAGCGCATGAGCGACGCCAGCGAGCTTGATGGTAACTTCGGGGAATTCGCTCGCGATCGCGTCCAGATCAAGAAATTTCGTCGGTGCGGAAGCCATGGGTGTTTCTGTCCTGTCAAAGAAAAACTGGCGCTTCTTGCGAAACGCCAGTCAATATTGATCTATCTCACTTGAAATTACAAGTGATTAGATGGCCGAAGCGTCACCGATCAAGAAGAGATTGCCGTAGACCGGGTCCGGATAGCCCGTGAAGGTGACGTCGTAGATGCGCTCCTTCTCGAGTTGGTAGGCGAACTTCAAGCCGCCGGCGGTCGCCGCATACGGGATGTTAAAGTCTTCCGAGCGGTTCGTGTCGGCGTTCGCCTGCGGATGTAAGGTAAGCAGCTGGGCGATCGCGAGTAGCGAGGTGCCGACCGCGGTCGGGACGGTCACTTTGATCTTGGTGCCGAGAACGCCGCCCGTCAGGGTCGCGCCGGAAAGCGTCACGGTGCCGGTGCCGGTCTTGGCGAGGGTGATGGTGTTCGAGGAGAAGTAGGCGGTGTCATAGCTGTCCGCGACGATCGTCGCGACGCCTAGAGCCGAGGTGCCCGTAACCATGCCGACCAGCGGATCTTCATCGATGTTGAACTGCGCCACGAAGTTCGCGGCCTGCGCCGTGACCGAAGCGCCGATCAAGAACTGATTGGCGGCGAGCGGACCAGTGGCGACGGCGGTGTAGGTCTTGCCGTTGACGGAAATGGTGTCGCCGACAGTCGCAACCGTGGTCCAGGTGATCGTACCCGAAGCCTTGACGGCGCCGTTCTCGTCGATGACAGCGCCCGGCATGATGCGGACCAAGTTGTCGAGTGTGGTTTCCGCCAACGGCACTTTCACCGAGACCGTGCGGCCCAGGATGATTTCGTTGATGACGGACTTGCCATACTGATCGACCAACACCTGATGCGTCTCGGTCTTGACTTCGACGTCCACGCCGCCCTGGGTATAGCCCAGGTCAACGCCGCCAAAGAGAACCTTGCAGACACCCAGGCGAACGTTATTTGTGTTGCTCACGGCGTTTTCCTTCGGAAAATTGGGAAGTCAAAGTGACTTGAACAATTATAACCTTGAAAACGCCGATAAGTCAAAGCTGACTTAGCACGTTTGGCATAATATATTGGGAAGATAGGTTGATCGCCCACTCATAAACGTTACCCGCCGACCTCGGATAGACGATTGGCAGGTTGACGGGGTAGCATTGCATAATACGCAACAGCACGGTCATGCCATCGGCGTCATAAAACGTCTGATTAGTCATCGTCAACGCATTGGCGATGTTAATAGCCATTGCATCCCCGGTCGCATGATCCTTATTACGATAGATGGCCTGAAATCGCGCCCTGTAGAAATCAGGGACGTAGTGATTGACCGGGATACCCTGCGCCGGCAGCTTCAAAAGAATGCCGTTGATACAGCTCTCGGGCATATGGTGCTCGAATATATCGACGCCTAGCGCTGTCGCGAGTCCGGCCTCGATCAGAATTCCGGCGATGCAGTCGAGGTTCACTTATCATCTCCCAGTGCGGTTGCGGCGATAGTCTGCATCGTCACCTGGAAAATCTCCTCGGGTAGCTTCTCGGCATAGAAGTCGACAGCGCGGCCGATGAAGTCCTCTCCGATATCGATACCGGGATTCGCTTCCATCTTCGCGAACGTGCCGGGGCCAATACCCATATGCGAGTAGTTTTGATCGATCTCAGCCGCATAATCGAGACCCTCGCCGCCGACGATATCGATCTCAAGCCGACCGCGTTCGCCGCGATTTACGACCTTGTGAATGGAATCCTCGAGATCGCCGGTGTCATGCGGCGTCTGAAGTTTCGCCAAAATAACGATCTTGTCGGTGACATTCTGCATCGTGCGACGCGCGTGATCAGGTACCTTCTCGGCGCAGTAACGAAATGCGGCGATCAGTTCATCGCCGCCCTTAATTCTCATGCCGGGTTTCACTGTTCCCACTCCTCGAAGTCGCACTCGTAATGATCGAGCGCGCCATCCATGCCCCAGCGAGGCTCAACCATCATCACGCGCAGATAGCGACCAGCGATCGAGAATTTGTCTTCCTCGTTGATCGGTACGTTGGCGGGGAACAGAATCGTCGCGGCGACCACATCTTCGTCAACGTTGCCCTTGGAGGCGGAAGCGTCGGATCGAACTGGCGTCTTCTTGACGGTGACGTCCAGCTCGACGACGCCGCAACCGACCTTAATCGTGTTCGCGCTATAGATCGGCGATCCAAACTTATCGGTCCCAAGGAACTTGGTCCAATAACCGAAATTATTGGGGATAAACATCTCAGCTCCTCGACAGCGTGTAGCGGAAGTCGATATAGCCTTCGATGCACTTCAACGTCGCCTTTGAGATGCCGATGTCCAGAGGCATACTGTTTCGGAACTGAATCTCGGACTGACCGATCTTCTCCATGATGACGCCGGCCTGGCGCTTCACGTTGAGCGGGCTCTGCGTGAGAATAGCGTCAGCCTCGACGACCTGCGCGCGTCGCATTGCGGCCCGGAACAGCTCGGGATAATAATTGTACCATCGATCGGTGGTCATTACCGACCACAGGCGCGGGATGATGATTTCGTTGGCGCTGTCGAACCAGTTCAGATAGTTCTGCGCGTCGGGATCACGAGGCCAGCGAACGAAATAGCCGAGCTTGGTTAAGCCGAGCCAGGCCGCGGTCATGGCGTTGATGCGATCGCCTTCCGAAGCGAGTCCCCAGCTCATCAGGTTCGGAATTTGCGAGGCGGTGAGAAGGGCCAGATTGTAGGTCTGAAACGAGTTCTGAAGCAGCACAAGGCGCGCGTCAGGGGAGCCTACGATATACTGCGCCTTGGCGACATAGGAGCCGTTCGCCGTCGTCATCGTCAGCTGAATCTCACGAAGACCCAGCGTGGTGATAATCGGATTGCCTTCGGCGACGCCCTCGTTGAGATTGGGCCGCGGCCCCGCCAGACCGTTATTCACGGCGAGAACTACGATCACGGCGGCTCGATCCGTGGCGGCGGGGTTCGCGAGCGTCACCGGCCCCTGAACGATATTCTCAAGCTCGTCGAGCACCTGATAGCTCAGCGTCATCCCCACCGGCGACACGGGTGCGCCATTCAGATCGACGAAGGGTATCGCGACAGTGACGTTTGTATTGGCGGGGTAAGTGTTCATCGAAGTTTACCTCGAGCCGGCGCGACGAGCGCGGGCGACATCCTGAGCGCGAAGGATCGACGCCATCAGTTCCGGAATTGCCCGGCCCTTAACGCCGTAAACCTGAGCGATATCGCGAAGACCCTGAATGCCGCGCTCATCCACGACGCCACAGAGCTGATCATGCGAGTAGAAGGGCTGAGCCTCGAGTTCGCTTTTCTTGGTCTGCTTGATCGCCTCGGCGTCCGTCGCCTTCTGATCGGTCGTGGGAGCCACGAGCGGCGCGACGATCGTCAGTTTGATAGGCTTGTTATTGATGAGCCGCTGACCTGGGCCTACCTGAAGACCCGTTTCCGGATCGATGCATCGAAGCTGTGTCGCTACGCGATCGACAGCGACCTGCGGTAGCGGCTCATCGGAAAGACCATTGGTGAAATTATGCGAACCAAAGTCGCCGGTGTAGTTTTCCCAACCCTTCGACATCATGCGAATGTGAATCCTAACGCCGTTATCGGGAACTTCGGCGGGAGCAGGCGGCGGAACGTGAATGTGCGGGCGACCAGTGACGACGGCGGGCTCGACGGTGCCCTTGACGAGAATATCGGCCATTAGTGGCCTCCGATCATTTGTTGGAGAGTGCCGTTTAAGTCGGCCATGAGCAGGTCCGAGTAGCCGCCAACATGAATCTTGCCGATGAATATCTGCGGCACGGTCAGGGCGTGATTCGAACGCGCGGCGAACTCCTCTTCGAGCGAGGGGTCTTTGGTCATGTTGCGGTAGACGAAGGCGATGCCTTGCTTTTGAAGCAGCGCGCGGGCGCTGGCGCACCAGCGACAAGTGTCGGTTCCGTAGATTTCGACGGTCTGCATAGCTGCCTCATAAGCAAAAGGGCGGGATTGCTCCCGCCCTAATGTAAATCAGTTATGACTTTCGTTCAAGATCAAACGTTGGTCAGACCGGCGAGACGAGCCAGGCTCAGCGTGGACTTCAGGGCGGTGCCCACATACCACTTCATGCGGTAGCGAACGGCGTCCTTGTTCTGGATCGTGCCGATATTCTCGACCTGAATGCCGCCCGACGGGCCGCCGTAGATGCCATGGAAGCCGTCGACTTCGTTCAGGCGAACCGCGTAGATCGAGGTCGTCGCGTTGTTGGTGCCGCAGGTCTCGTTGTTCGGGATGAAGTCATTCAGCACAACCGGGATGCCGTCGTAGACATGGATCGGCTTGCCGAAGTTCTCGATCATGACCGTATCGGCCATGTTGCCGTTGAACGAACGAAGCAAAGCGCGGATCGCGCGCCAGGTCGAACGACGCATCACGAAACAGTCGGCGCCGAGCTTCACGAGGTCTTTCAGTTCGTCGAGCATCGCCAGCGTCAAGGAGGCGCCGTTGACGTCGGCCAGAATCACCTGGCTCGGGTCGCAGAGGGAAGCGATGCCGTCGAAGGACTTCGGATTGACCGAGGAATAACCCTGAACCAGGGCGCGACGGAAGGCGCGGCCGAGACCCTTGGCCTTGGAAGCCAGCTGAATCGCAAGCTGCGAGTTGCTGTTGGACTGCGTCGCGAGCAGGAACTTGTCCATATCGACGTCGCCGGCCATGATCTTCAAGGTCGTGGTGATTTCGGTGAAGGTCGCGCCGCCTTCGTTCACGGGATCGTAGGGCGACAAGAAGTCGGCTTCCGTCAGCGTGTTTTCGCGGTTGTAGACATAGGCTTTGCCGTCAATTTTCATGAACGGAACCAGGGCGAACATTTCGTCCCGGTCGATGATTTCTTCGATG